CAGATAGAAAAAGAGATGTAAAAGTCAATTAGACAAAAAAATAGCCCCTCTGTAAGTTGTTGATTACAAAGGGGTTTTTTTATGGGTTTTTAGGCTCTAAGCTCATATAAGGCTCTGTGTTGATTTTGGGTAGGCTACCCTACGCTGGAAGATTTAAATCGCTCCTAGAGCGTCAAATAATTAGCTATTCCAAGCATATAAATAGTCAATGCTGTAAAGTTCATAGCAATGAGTGCTTTATCTCTCCACACAAATGATATATATATCCACCCTACTGTAGGCAGAACTGCTATAAATAAATTATGTGGATAGATGTTAGCAGCCGTTAGTATCATGGATAAGATGATTAATACAGAGCTTATCCACTTTACACAGTTTAACGCCTTATGTGATTTCACAAGAATTACCAGTACAAGCAAGAGTTTGTGATGATTCAGTATTATCATCTTCCTCTTTCATTTCCTCAAACTCAATTAACTGAGGTGTGTCTGCTAATGCTTTTCTAAACTCATCCTTACTAATGTCCTGATATGGTGCTTGGACATAACTATGATCTGAATGTGGTAAGAAACTAATCCCTGATATTTCATCAAAGTGTTTATACACCCATGCACCTACCTCTAACCATTCATGTTCTCTAACGTTAATCGTTACAGATGGTTTATGTTCGCACCAATGTCTTTGATAAGTTAACCAAGTCTCAAGTTCTTCAATAGCACTTCGATCGTTGCGTGTAACACTTCCTCTAGGACTCTTAATAGGAAAACTAAAGACTGCGGTAGAGTCAGGACGATAAGCTTCATCCTCAACAGCGACTCCCTTCCCTTTAAGGAACTCATAAAGAGTGTCTTTCTTATCAATTCTAACAGTCCGAATGTAATAATCACTATGTCTACTGTGAATACCACTAGCGGAGTCAACAAGCTGACTAACAGTACCACTAGGCTTAACACAAGTAATACTAGCAGATTCTGGAACTTCAAGGAGCTTGGCATACTTTTTGTTCGTTTTTCTTGCTTCATCTCTTAACTCCTCCAAAAATTTGGGGTCAGGATTTGACATCATCTTACTATCCATAATCCCTGTTAATGAAACACCTAACAATCTTTCTTCTTCTGTATTCTTAACCCATTCTGCTGATAAGAATTGAAACTTAGTTAAAGTAGATTGAAAAGTACCTAGTATGGTAGCTAGCCTTACTTTTTCTTTTAATGATTCTTTTGTATCATCTGCCCTTACCACGCACTCTGTAAGGTTACACATCTGGCCTGTAGGACGAAGTATGATCTCGCTGCAAGGGTTTGTGCCGTAACTCAAGCTAGGGTCTCTTCCTTGTTTCTCTGCTTGTTTCTGAGATGCTACCCTGTTAAAGATGCCACGCTCACCAGACTTAGACTTAACTAACGATAACCATTCTTCCATAAATACTTCCATGTCAGGTTTTTCTGTATAAGCTACAGAGTTATTTGCTAAACCACGCCAGGGGTATTCATTATACCAAGCACCTACCTTAGCTTCTCTCATACGCTTATCTGTAAGATTAGATAGTGAGATAAGAGCTGAACGTCTAACACCCCCTACCACAACAATCTCACCAATCATACACACAATGTCATGCACCTCTATAGAGTTTAGTTTACGACCTCTAGCATTAATAAATGTCTCTGTACAAAAGTCAAACAGTCTTTTTAAAGGCTCATGTCCTGATGCTCTACCACCAAATGTTTTAAGTCTAGCACCTGCTGGTCTAACACGAGAGTAGTCAATGGTAGGTATGTCACCCTCCCATAAACTAGATAGAAGTTTTTTAAACGCTTTCGCCCACCCAAGTTTGCTGTCGCCAACAACAATAGTATCATCACAAGTGTTAATACTTTCTGGTAACTTAGGTAACTTGTCAATCTCTTGTCTCTCACAACTAAAGCCTACTCCTGTTCCGTTCATTAATATATAAAGTATTTCAGAGAATACTCTCTTGTTACTTACTGCAATATAAGCACAGTTATAAGCAGATATGTTATCACGCTCACAAGCCTCACCTGCTGTCATTAACAATCTCATACTTGGCATGACCTCTAGGTTTAATACTGCATTGTGAATCTTATCTATATCCTTACCTAACTTTGGTTGATGTTTTTTAATAAAGTCAGTTAGTCTTGTTACTGTCTCTTCAAATGTTTCTCTTCTTTTTAGTTCTGGTATGTACCTCGCATAGCGAGACACATGAATGAATCTTTGATAGTTGTCCATTTAGTCTCCTTTCGTTAAGATAAATCGGTTATGTAAGATTTGTATCTGCCGTTCTTTTCTTTCTTCCAGCCTTCAACAAGAAGAACCCAATCTGCATCTCGTAAATGAGGTGTGTATTCAGATTCTTCTATCTTTTTAATCCGAGCGTTTACATTGCTATAGATGTTACTTGTATAGCGTGTGTCTCTCCAGTAATTGATATACCTAATATATCAAAGTTCCAGAGGTCTTGCCTTTTAAAAGCATGAGCGTTCCATCGTTCAACTATCTTAACTAGAACATAGTCACCTGACTCTCTCATGCGTTTTAAGGTTCTTTGTGTAGGAGATGTCTTAGCCATTAAGCATCTCCAATATCGTCAACAAATCTGTCAGGGTCGTTAGTTTTAGGTAATACATTTCCATACCCATCTTCTTTAACGACATCTTCTTTACGTTTAACGATGTCTTTCTTTATTGTTTCAAACTGATCCTCAGTAGGATGTCCAGCAAAGATAGCGTTCCATGCCTGCTCCATTTGTTCGTCAGTTATGTCTTGCTTACGTCTTCCGCTTCCTTTTCCCATTTTAATCACCCTCCGTAAATTTAGGTTTCTGAACTCCTACGAATCCGCAGGACTGTGCTGTATCTATCTCAAAATCAAATGAGCTAAATGTATTTCTTGTTTCATGGTTTATTGGCATATATAGCTTATCTTCTAATTGGCACATCATTATATAAGCGTTAGTGCAATTCATATTGTAATAGTCTAATGCTTTATCACAATTAGGAAAATTAGCTACATACTGTAAGTCATCGTATGACTCAGTGTAACTAACCGCCATAACAAAAGCACCATCACCTACCTTAATTGTATCTGCCTTAGAGTCAGTTATTAAAAGTATTGCAACAACAACATAAAATGCTACGCACAATGATGCTATAACAATGTTCATAATTACTGCATTAGTTAATGGTTTCATTTCTTGCCCTCCAATTCTATTAATAAATCAATGTAGTGCTTTGCCTTTTGTAAATCTTCAACTCCATTCTTATCTTTGTAACGAGTAACATATTTAATAACATTACCTTGCAAGTAAGACAGATTGTTTTTGTTTATGTATTCAACAGGTTGGATAGCTAACTTAGAATAATGGTCACCACCTACTTGCTCTTTTAATTTACTTCCCTCATGATACTGATAATTTTCTAGCTCTATTTGCATAATTCCTCCTGTAATCGTTGGTATAATTCACGTTGAGTTCCATACCTTTCTTCCCACATCTTTTTACCTATTGTATGAATACCCATACGCCCTTGATGATGGTAGTGACAAAGAGGTATCATCTCTTCATCTTTCATGCCTAGTCCAGTCTTATCTCTAATGTGATGAATGTTGCAAGGAGGTAGGTCATCTACCCCCTCATACCACCTACATACCACACAACCAAACTCTACCATCTTTTGCATTTTAAGTTTGTCTGTTTTTTTCATCAGACTATCTTACCTATCCATTTACCATTCTTAACAACCATAGGATGTATTCTAGGTTGACCATCTACAATAACTAATGATGACATAATAAATCTATCCTTAAAGTTTTTAGCATAACTAAACGCTAATGACTTTTGGTTAGTTAAGCATCCTGTCTGCGCTCCCCAAACTAAATGATCTGGATTGCTAAAGTATTGGATACTAGCTTTACTATGGTAGTGGCCTTGTACACAGTGCATACCCATCTTTTGTGCTACTTGTAATACATTAGCACTCATTCCGTGAGTAAAGAAACACCTAGAACCATCGTTAAGAGTAATAGTTAAATCACTTACCCACTTCCAACCCTTACCTACCTCTAAAAACTCGTTGTAGTGTTTAAGGTAAGCTTTAGGTAGTCCGTACTTTAATGCTCGTCTATATACTAACGATGAATGATTAGAGTCAACTAAAGTCATATCCGGGAATATCTTTTCTAAATCCTTAACATACTTTTTGCTTAACTTTAACTCATCACCTGCACTAGGTAAATCCGGGTCATTGTCGTGCATACTGATAGCGTGTTGGTCTAACTCATCGCCTATGTTAACTACCAAGTCAAACCCTTTGTACTTCTTCTTTAACGCTCTAAGAAATGCCATAGAGTCTTTGTGATGATACGGAATGTGCATATCACCAATTACCATTACCTTTTTATACTGCATAATTTTCCTCCTTATAGTTGTTTATACGCTCTCCTATCCATCTCATTACAGGTACTGCCATACTATTACCCATAGCTTTATACCTGTGACCATCAGGACAATTCTCTTTAATGTTGGTGTAGTTATCAGGAAAACCCTGTAACCTTTCACACTCAACAGGTGTTAACTTTCTTACCGACATTTGCTTTGCTATTGCTGCTTGATTGTCTCCCATGTTAGCTCTTAAAGTAGGAGACTTTTCTTCTGTAAACCTAGATGGATTACCCTCCCTCTTTGCAATTCCTGGTTCAAACCCATGTGCAACACCATGAACCCCTGTTGCATTTAATGTGTACATAGGTGTTTTTTCAGTATATCCATCACCATTACCTCCGTTAAGAGGCTGTCTTCCTATAGTGTTTTCAGCTAAAGCAAAAGGAACATTGTTACCCCCAGTACCCCATCTTGCTGTTACTGTGCTACAAGTCTCACCCATTTCTTTTACTCTACTATCTGTGCCATGATTTTCAAACACCATATTAAAACCATCAGCTCTTGAATAGTCATTGCTTGTTGTCTGCAAACAATGAGCAGTTGTAGGGATCATTTTTGATGAGGTTTTGTTGAGTCCATCTGTTCCCATGTCTTTGTAGTCTCTGGCTGCGAGTGGGCCACTTGTGTCAATGCCAAGCGTAGAGTCTCTGGGAGTGTCTTTCCTCTTTTTTCTGCTCTCCTCAGTATGCCTTGACAAGCTTTCTGGCTCAAATAATACTTCTGCGGTAGGCTTCCAGTCTCCAAGATGTCCGACAACAAAGACTCTTCTCCTCCGCTGTGGGACTCCGAAGTTTTGAGCATCAAGCACCCTGTATGATGCACCATACCCGAGTTCAGCCACCGCCCCGAGGAATGAGCCAAAGTCTCGTCCTTTGTTACTACTGAGGACACCTGGCACGTTTTCCCAAACGAACCACTTGGGTCTAAATTTATCAAGAATTGCACAAAATGTGAGGGCAAGATTGCCTCTTGGGTCTTCCATTCCTTTCCTGAGTCCAGCGACTGAGAATGATTGACATGGTGTTCCCCCAACGACAAGGTCAACTGATCTTTTTCCAAAATTCCACTCCTTATATTTAGTCATGTCCCCTAAGTTTGGCACGTTGGGATAATGGTGCTGTAATACTTCAGATGGAAACTTCTCTATCTCGCTAAAGCCTAAAGGATTCCAATCTAAACCTTTCCATGCTACAGATGCAGCTTCAACACCACTGCATACAGATAAATAGTTCATTAGTAGTCTCCTTTAAAATCAAACCCTAAGCTTGATGCAAATATTTCAACTTTAGATGAATACTCTACAAACTCTTTAATCGTTAGTTTAGATGTGGATGGTACAACAGTCATCTCATCTCCTAACATCTCTTGTTTGTAAGATAGAAACTTATATTTCATAAGCTCGTGCATCTCACCCTCATCATACCCAAGAAAACTTCCTAACTCTTTTATTATCTTCCAATACCTTTTGTTTTGATCTGCACTTCTACTAAACGAAAAAGGTTTTACTTCTACTTCCCAAGCTTTGTTGAAGTCTAAACTACCACAAAGACTTTCTATTTGTGCCACGTCCTCTTTTGATCTCAGAATCAATTTTGTCATAGTCTTTACTCCTGTATGTTTGTCCATCTTTAGATGTAGCTTTAAACTCTACATCCTCCCCAAATGTTTTCTTTACTTCTTTAATGAAGTCTTTAATCATCATCACCAAGTTTCCGTATAGCTAAATGTTTCAGGTTTAAATCCAAATCCCCAACAAGTTTCTATGCCTCGCCCATGTCTTTGCTTTAGCAAATAAACAGAGCATGGTGGTTGTTTCATTATGTCTTCATCCAAACCTCCGTTTAAGGCCTCAGCCTCTCTTTCTTTGTTTCTATGAACAGAGAACACATTGTCTACTAGGTTAGTTAAATTTGCAGAACCTGCAACATCAAACTTATTAGCATTGTCATTCTCATTTGCAGTTTTTCTACTGTGTGCAACAAGAAATAAATGTATTCCTAAATCTCTTGCAGCTACTGACAGTTTGTTAGCAAATGCTTTTTGTTTGTTAAGGTCATCTTCATTAATACCACACTTCATTAACGAATCAATTACCATTAACTTTACACCAAGCTTTTCAGCACAGTAGTAAATAACCTCTAATACTTTTTCAGATGATGTCTCACCTTGAGGGTCATACAAGAACAAGTTATTATCTAACTTGCCTAGAAAGTCTTTAATGTAATCATTATTAGGCATTGGCTCACCTGTTTGTTGACACATCCTACCAAGTGTTGCTTTAGGTAGCATCTCAAAAGAAGCGATCATAGTCTTCTCTTGTTTCATTAGGTGTAGCATAATAAAGTTAAGAAATGCGCTTTTGCCATGCCCTGAATAACCAGTGTACAAAGAAATCTCCCCCATACGAACCTTATAGTCAGCAACAGTTTTAGGGAAAGGTAATTCTAACCCACCTGTTAAGTCTTCAGAAAAGTATTTCTCTACCTCATCTACATACTCAGTAGGCTTTTTAATTTTAAGATGCTCACCTGACTCTCTTCTNTCCATATACCCTGATATTTCTTTATCTGTAATAAGTATATCTTCTAAAGTTTGAGCTGTCACCTAACGCCTCCTTTCTTCCATTTACCATCAACTTGAATATACTTTGTAACAATTGCATCTATACTTCTAGCTTTTAAATAAGATCTAGCTTTAAACGCTCCCATTGCCCAGGGAGTTACCAGATAATCCTTAACTCCTCCTGATACTTTATATACTGTATTCATATTTTCTCCTTTTATTTTGTTTTACTGTAAGCATCCCTCACGTTAGCCACAGCTTCTAATAACCTATTATGGTCTTTATCGTTAAGTGGTTTGCCTTTGCGAATATCTGCACTTGCTAAACCTATAATTAATACTTCATCTCTAATCATTTTCAATACTGCAAAAGGATTAAACTTATGTTTCTCTGCTTGATATAATTGGTTATCAGGCAGTATGTCTTTCCATTCCAGTCCTGCACTTTCTAAGATGGACTTTACATCACACCCTGCAAAACAATTAAGTAAGATTCTATTACCATCTCCTTCTTTTATTCCTAATGATGCACTCTTATCTTCGTGTGCAGGGCAACGACACGAATACTGTCCATTGCCCGTTTCACGAACTCCATCAAAGTTGTTCAAGACCTC